CCCCATCTTGCTGACCAATGCGAGCGCCCGGGTATGGTTGCTGCTGATTGGCCCTATTATCTTATCAACTCCTGCGACGTTGTATGCATAGTCATACACAGCCGCCATATATGTCGGGGTGACCCGTTCCCACGCGATGTGGCAAACGACGGATCGCCCGTTCCAATTCTCGTAAACCGTCCCGGCAACTAGTTTGCCGTCACGCTCAAGCCCTATGGCGACCGACCGAGTAGGGTCAAACGCCCCTTCGGTCTGCGCCGTGACCCATGCCCCAACGTGGGGGCCGCTTACGATGCGCCAGCCCATCCGAGTTGGTACACCACATCGGTTGACGCCCATTCCAAGGTCACGTTGCGGCTTGCGCTGTTGAAAACCAGACCGCCGCAGTAGCCGATACCTTGGATGCCCACAAAGTTGTTAGTAATAATCAAGTCAGCACCCCAAACCGCCTGATTCCACAAACCAACATCCCACAGACCGTACTGCGTGGCGATGAACGACAGCGCACCAAGGTCGGCATTGGTCTGGAAATCCACGTTCATGCCGATATTGATGGTCGGCTGACCGTTGCTGTAGATGGTTGGGCGAGCGCGGGTGAAATACTTGATGACGCCTCGCGTCTCAAAGTAGTTAAACGCTTGCAGCGCACGGGTGTTGATATCTAACCCGTTGTCGTTATAGCCAGTATTGCCCGATCCGGTCGTCCAGCACTCGGCTACATACCCATCACCGCCAAAATACGGCCTATCGTTAAGCAGCGCAAAGCAGTTAGCGTTCCAGCCGGTGAACCGGCACCACGCTTTTGTGATGTTGTTCATCACAAACTGCTCTTGTGCGCCGACCGACACCGGCACGTTGACCATCAAAGCGTTGTTGAGCGGGTTATAGAGCAATCCCCACCCAAACGTGTTCTTGTATTGACGCGCTGCCGCCGCAAAAGCGCCCTGTATCTTGTCCGAGAGGGCTACTTGCGGGTCAAGGCGCGACGATTGCAGCGCCGAGGCAAAGGGGATCAGCCCGTCTAGCGTCAAAATCAGCAAATCACCACCGTATTTCTGCACACAACGGCGAGAAATGGGCGAACCGATAATCCAGACGCCAATAAGCGCCCATGTGGAGGCGCTGGAGGGGTCTGTACCGCGATAAACGATGACTTCGCCCTGATCGGTGACAAAAACAAGGTTGTCGTCAACGCCGTAACCCGCGTCAATCGTCCACGACGCCATTGCCACGATGGTGCCGCCCAAATGCGCGACCGAGGACAGGTCTAAAACGTTAGCCGCGCCCCCAACCGAGGCAGTTGGCAGATACCACGCCTTGAGCGAATCCTTTTGGATAAACCACATCCTGTTTTTGAACAGGGTGGGTGCAAAAAGAGTGGTCGTGGTGACGCCTGTGATGGCTGGCGTTGAGGTTCCGTCAATCGCCGTCCACGTTGTGCCGTCAAAAAGCCGAGGCTTGTCCACGCCGTTTGCGGCGTACATATAACCGCCGCCAGCGGTCGTGATGTTGGTGGCTTCCCATCGGCTGTTGCTCAACCCTGTGACCTTGGCAGCGCCGACAGCGCCAGCCGAGGTGACGTCGTAAATGTTGCCGCCAACGACAGCAAACATTTTGTCCACCGTTCCGGCGTTGTAGACGAGTAGGCTTTCCACCTGCCCTGTCATGCCGGTGGCGTGTTTGGTGTATCCACCGCGCAACGTGACGCTAGAAACGCCGGGGAACAGGTTGTCTAACGTAACCGCATCGGTCGGTGCCATGTTGGCGAGCGAGTCGCGGGCGTTCCACCCACCGACAGGGGCGGGCAGAGAGGCGACGTTGTTTGTCGTCCTCTGGATTAGCCGTCTGCGAGTAGGCGACGCCATTACTGGCTGTCCGTGCCGTAGCCGCTGTCAGGGATGTTGTCGTAGCCGATCAACACCGTACCCGGACGCGGGGCAAACGACAGGTTGGCTGCTGCCACATCCTGCGCCACCGCCGTCTCAAACTCTAGGAGGTAGTCGCGGTAGAGCGCGGTCGTGTCAAAGCCCTTTGCCTCAAAATACTTGAGCTTGGTGCCTAGCACCATGAGGCGGTCGGGATATACGCAAGTGTCGTCGTCAGCGGTAAAGCTGTTTTTGGGCGTACCGTCTGCCGCCTCTGCCCAACCTTTGCTGCGGTACTCAAAGCCGAGCAACTCGCCAGCGTTCATACCCGGCCAAATCTGGAAGTATTTGCCAAGCAAACGCCAGCGGATACGCGGGCCGGTGCTGATGTAACCCGAGAGCAGCCATTCCCATTGCTGCGGTGACTCGGGGCCAAGCATTTCCCAACGCTTGCTCTTGTCCCAATGGGTGCGGTTGACCGTGCTGTAATAGTCAGCCGGTAAGCCGTACTTCACCTTTTGGAAGATGACCTGCGCGTTGACCTGCGTGGAGGTAACTTCGTAGTTGAGCGTGACGCTGGTCGGGCCAACGCTGGTGATGTACGTGGCGTTCGGGATGCCATCGCCCTGCACCTGATACGTCGTATCCAGCCCCGTCGTTGACGCAAGGCCGGTGATTGCCGCTACACCGTTGACCCACGAACCTGTAGCGGTCGTGGCCTCGGTGTAAAACGTGTATTGGCGCGTCAGTTCTCGCCAGTCAGCACGACGGAGCAACTCATAGCCGCAGGCGTTCATCAACGCGAGCAGCTGCACAACGTCTTGGCTGTTATTGCCAGCGACAGTTGAGGGGGTCGGAATGCCTAACTCGTTGGTGCATTCCTGTATGAGTTCCACCATCGTGCTGCCCATGCTATGCCTCCGCTAATTTAGGCGGTCTGCCACGACGCTTCGGTTCGTCGTTAAGCAATGCCGCCATTTGCGCTTGCAGTTCCGCAAGCTGCTTCTTGGTGTCCTCAAGCTCCGCGCTCGCTTCGGTGCGGTTCTTGCGGTTCAGATACAAACGCGCACGGTCGCGCAAGCCAATGCCACCCATGCCGACGCGCTGTAGTTGGGCGTCCGAGGCGAGGGCAAGCTGCTCCACCGTGACAAATTTGAGGATGTTCAACTCTGCGATCTGGTCGCGGTTAATTTCATCAGGAGCGTCTTTGTTCCATTGCGATAGCGGGGTGCCAATCTGCGATGCCGCGCCCTCGTTTTGCTGCATCTGGTAGTACAGCCATTGGCGGGGAAAACGCTCTTTGTGGTCGTCGCGCAACGGCTGATCCAGAATATTTGTTTTATCACCGGGGGCCATGATCCGCACGTAGGTCTTGCCTGCGTTCGGGCCTTCATCGCGGGTATAAAACTCAACGTGGAGTTGGGCGTCAGCGTTGTTGATGTCGCTATCTAATGGCATTGTCCTTGCTCCTGTGGGGATTACAGGTTGTTGACCTGTGTTACGGTACAAATGACCGAGGGAATCGCAGGCCATACGCTTGTGGCGCTGGCTGCAAGAATTCTAGCGTTTGTGGTATCGGTTGCCCACATCAACTCAACGTAGTTGGTAGGCTCAAGTTGAATAATGAAATTCCACGCTGCGACAGTTCTGGCAGACGTACCTTGAAGGGCGACCGTGCTGGCCGTGTTAGCTACGTTGGTGCCGTTTTTGCGTAGCCAGATGTAGATGTTGGCGGTGCCGCCCGAGGTTTCATCTAATTGCGCCGAAAACTGGACGTTGTAGACGCCCTGATTAGCCACCACGATGCGAGAGGTAGGCGAGCCAATGCTGACGCCGTTTGCCGCATCTGTTGTGTTAAACGTCATCGCGTAAGCGGTGTTGATAGATGCCGCCGTCTGCAATGTAGTGTCCGAAAACGCACCGTAATGCAGGATGGGAACCGAGCGGCCAAAACCCTGCAATTCCTCCCATAGCGTGTTGCTAACGGCAAAAAACATGGCCGAGCAGTCAGGGTTGATAGTGCCGTAGCCGACGTTATTGATGCTGCTGCTGGCATCGTAGGGGTAGACCGTCAGCGGGTTTGCGCCGCTGTTCTTAACGATGATGGTCGCGCCCATTTCAGCCTGCGGCAGTTTGACGCCCGCACCTGCGCCCGTCGTGGTGACGTTGGTGTAGACGTAGCTGATCTGCGTGGCATTGCCAGCCGAGGTGCCAGCGGCTGCTGCCGAGGCATTACCGTCGCCGCAGATGCAAAGGGTTGATAGCGAGTTAACGCCCGACCCCAACACGCGGGAGGGGATCGCCACTAGGCTGCCTCGTCCTTTTGATTCCTGACTCGCATGATTTCTGCGATCAGGCCGGGGCCACGGGCGTCCACGTTGATGTCGCCCATCACCTCAAACAGTTTCTGGAATTCGTTGGCCTGCTGGGCCATTGCCATATTGCAGTTGAACTTTTTGCCAGTCGGGCCACCTACGAAAACGTCAATAGATGGCCCGGTGTATTCCCCGGTAAACCGCTTCAGCCCATCGGCGCGGTTGCAGCTGTCGTACCCGTACAGCACAAAGTTGCGGAACCCGAGCAGATAGCCAATGTTGATGGCTCGCAGCCCCGAGGTTGTCCCGCCACCCACGGCGAGCTTGTTCGGGCCAATCGCCTGCATTTCGGGGCCGTCTGCCCATGAATGCCACAGCCATACGTTTTTGCCTTGCAGGTAATCAAACGTGACCGGTGGGCAGCGTGAAGCGACGAGGTACACGGTACGGTCGTTGGCCTTCTGGATGCCGCTGGTGCGGTCACGCGGGTCAAGGTTGACCCACATATCCGGTTGCACACCGTTCTCACAAAGGAAGTCGTGCGCGGCCTTGATTGCCACAATCGGGCGGCCTGCGCGGCGGTGCGCTTTGATTTCGTCAATGTAATCAGGCATAGACCACCCACTCGCCACGCACACGAATGTTCCATCGTGCTTAATGGGAGTGGGGGTCAGTTCTGGAAGATTACGGGCAAGAGCAGAGCGGATGTTGGAGCAAAGCTCCTCCGCCGTCCCCGCCGCCTGCACCGTAATCTCCAGAGGCTGCATTAGGCGTTCAAACCCGTCAGCACGTGCGGGTAACCCGCAACGCAAGTCGGAGCCGAAGCCGAAGCAGCCGAGGTGGTCGCCACAAGACCCGCGACCAAACCAGCCGTCACGGTGGCGTCGTCAAGCGAGCCAGCCGTTGCGGTGGTAAAGAGCGGGACGTTGGGCTGACAGCCAACCAACACGTTTACACGCGGCTTGCCGCCCAACTGCACCCAGCCGTAATAGGCCGAGGCAATGGACGCTTGAGCAAAGCCAATGGCCTTGCTGTTTGCCGAGTTGGTCGTGGTGAGCGGCACAACGGTGTTGTCTACACGGACGGAAACCGCCATGTAAGTAGACACCGTGGAAGCCGCCTGCACGTACACAGCCTGACCACCATCGTTCAAGTTGACCGTGGTGCCAGTTGCAAACGAGGGCGTGGAGTCGGTGTAGTCAAGTGCAACACCGATCAATGCACTAGTAGAGATAGACATTTTTGCGCCCTCCTTAAGCGATCAACACGCCTTGGAACTGGCTGCCCGAGCAGGTGAGGTTACCGGCCCAGCCAATCAGTTTAACAATGGCGTCTTGGTTGACGGCCTGACGCTCACCACCAATCGGAACGAAGTTACGATCTTTGTGGGGACGGAACATCAGGTACTTGGTGTTGAGGAACCACATATGGTTCGCGTTGCCCGAGCCGCTGTTGTACGTGCTGGAACCGATACCACCGTCCAACACAACGTCAGACGCCATACCGGCACCGTAGTACTTCAACGACGCGAAACCCGCGCCCGCCATGCCCGAACCACTCTCGGTAATACGCTGAATCGCTTGGAGCGACTGCAGGTAGAAACGATAGTAGTTGTTGTCGGCCACGATCAGGTCAGGCTTGTCGGTGCCACGAACGAGCTGCACAGCAAGCGCGTCCATGTAGCCTTGGATGGTCGTGCTGGAGACAGCGCCCGCACCACCGCCATCAGCGGAAGCCGAGAACTTCTTGCTCTGCCAGAACGTCCACACGGCGCGGTTGATGCCACCGTAGGTGCCAACAGTCGGGTCATCCGGCACAGCAGCAGCAAGACCCGTGAGGTTCTTACCCGCGTTGCCGGTGCCGTCGCCATACAGGTCACCGCTGATGCGGTTAGCCAGCTGGGCTTCGGCCACTTCCATGCGACCGTCAAGAAGGTCAATGATGGCCTCCTTACCCGAGTTCTGGATCATCTCCAGACCCGAGATGGTCACCGCAGAAGCGTACTGCGTGATGGAGAACTGCGCCGAGCTGATCGGGCTGTTCTGACCCACGTTCAGCACTTCGTAACCCGAGTAGCTGTTCGTGTTGTTCGTGGTCGGATCGGTGTACATGATTTCCTGCAAAATCACGTTACCGCCCGAGAACGTTTTGACGTTCCCACGCTCCTTAAGACGACGAAGCAACGCGTTGTTGTTCGTCACGTTGTCAGCGAGTTCACCGCTACGGCTCTGGATTGTGGTAGCAATGATGTCGCTGATGCTTGAGTTGGCAAATGCCATTTGATTACTCCTTCATCAGTTAATTACAAACGCGTCTCTGTTTCGGAGAAAGCCTCCTCCAAGAGTGCGCGACGGTTTGCTGCCTTGGGAGCCGTGTTTGCGCCGGGTGTGGCACTTCTGACACTCACCGCTGCTGCGCGGGCAGATTTCGCTACCCGATTGGCTTCCTTCGCCTGCTTGGCAGCTTCTTCGGCCTGTTTGGCCTTCAAAGTCTGCTCAAAGAGGTTCGGGTCAAGCCGGATGGCCTTGTCATATGCTTCGTCCAACGTCTGCGCGACCCCGCTCTGTAGGAGCTGGATCATCGTGGGTCGGACATCCTCAAAATGCTCGGCCTTCAAACTAAACTGGTTGATTTCGTTCAGCAAGGTCTGATTTTCCATCATTTCCTGCTGCTGCTTCCAGCCCATGACCTCGCCACGGACTTGGTTTAGCTCGTTCTGTAACTGCCATACCAGCGGATCAACGCTGCTGGGCTGCATCGGCGCTGCGCCCGGTGCCTGCGGCTGCATTGCGCCGAGGTTGATACCGTAGCTCTGCGCCAACTGCATGAAATACTGCATTTTGGTCTGCGGGTCGCTGGTACGCAGCTTGTGATCTGCCTCCATCAACGCGCCAACCGCCTTATCAGGCGTCAAACCCAGCCCTTGAATGGTCGTCATGTACGGGCTAATGGCTTCCTGCATCGCATCGGCAAACTGCGCCTTGGAGAGCAGCGGTTCCACGCCCGCTCGCATCTGCTCCTCACGCTGCCATGCGTATTCCTGCATCTTCGGATCGGCTTTCTGCCAAATCTCGTGATAATCCTTCTTCCACGACGCGGGAGGACGACGCCACACAGGCGGTTCTTCTTCCTCAACCTCGGGTTGTGGTTCGGGTTTAGCGAATCGGCCTGATTCGTCGCGTGTTTTAGCCTCAATCGGCTCGCCACGCTCGGCAGCCTCTAACTGCTCCTCTAGCAACGCCCTGCGGTCAATCGTTTCAGCCTGTGGGGCTTCCTGATTCTCAACGTCCATTAGCCTCTCCTGTGGGGATTGGTGAAGTTCAACTCTTGGCGCAGCTGTCGGATGATCCGATCTGCCTGTTCATTGGTCATGCGCTTGTTGACCTCATACTTGAGGCGTTCCATGCGCTCATTGCTCGGCTTCTCCCGCCGTATGTGTTTGGCGGGATCGTCGTTGCCCACCTCCTCACAGCCGTGCGCCTTCAAATGGCGACGGTGCTGCGAGCGTGAGGTAATCATGCTGCCGTCAACCATGCTCTTGTATGGCTGGATGTCCGGCTGAATGTAGTGATATTGGCCCTTCTCGTCCTTGCGACGCTCTACAAACTCGCCATCAATAAAAACGTAGGTGCGTTTCATTGGTTAAACGTGGTTGGGGGTAGGGTCTTGTTCATTTGCGCGATGATCAGGCGCGTCTGGGCGTCCATGTCAGCCTTGTACTTGGCGGCTTCCTGCTGGCTTTGCAGCTTCATTGCCTCCAACTGCGCCTCAAACTGCTGCTTTTGCTGCTCCATCGCCATCTTGGTCTGGTTCTTGAGCTGCTCCATCTGCATCTGCTGCTGGAGTTTGGCCTGCTGTAGCGCCGCCTCCATCTGCATACGCCCCTGTTCCATCTGGCCCTTCTGCTGCAACTCGGCTTGTTTGCCCTGCTGCTCGCCATCAGGCTGCTGTTGCATGGCGGCTTGCTGCAACTGCTGCAACGTGGCGTCAATCTGACCCTCAATCGGGCGGGCAGCCTTAAACGCCTGCATACCAAAGCGCAGCAACTCCATCATCATCGGCACCATTTCGGGTGACGCCTGACCAACCGGGAGCGCCTGCGCGAGGAACCCACCGAACGCCTGTAGGAATTGCAGCCGATCCTGCTTGTTCTGGTTCTCGTCCAGCATCACAAGCGAGTCAGAGGCAATGTCCACGCGGAAGTTACGCAGCGGCTTGTTGCGTAGCAGTTCAATGGCCTGCGGGATCAACTGTTGATCCGCTGGCGTCATTTGGTTAGCGGCGGCGTAGGCCAGAATTGTCTCTGGCTGGTAGTGCATACACATGACCTGCGCCTTCAGCCGGATGAGTTCGGCGGCAAACATCGCCACCTCCTCCTGCATGGAGCGCAGTCTTAATCCTGCATACTGTCCTTTGATTTGCTGCGCCGTTGCGGTTTCCGACGCTGCCGAGACGCCGCGAATAATATCCGCGATCCCCGTGATTTCGTAGATTTGGCTCTTGATGTCCTCTCTGGCTCGGTAGCATTGGAGGAGAGCGTTGGCGAGCGTGTCCAGCGGGAGAAGGTCAATGCTGCCTTTAAGGCCGCCTTTCTCGCTAAAAGCCATCCACTTATCAACTGGAATAAGCGCATTGTTGTCGCCCTCCGTCATCAAGCGTTGCAACGCAGGCTGGCTGGCGTCGTACACGCCGCGCACACGCAGCGATTTCACCAAGCCGTCAATGCGGTCGGAAAGAATGTCCAACTCCATCGCCTGATCTTGGTACAACACGAAATCGGGAACCGGGACGAGCGTATCGCTGGTCGTCGTGGCGTACAGCGGGCGTGGGCAGGGGAAGAATCCCTCAAGGCCGAGCGGGTCGTCACGCACATCAATGATCTGCGGCATCCCCTTGGAGAACCAATAAACCTTCTGGGTTTCCTTGTCCCAAAGTTCACAAATCTTGGCGCGGTTATACAGGCGCTTGTTTTCGTTGTAGGCGTTCAGCGGCTCTGGGCCTTGGTCAAGCGGTATCTTGGCCGCCATTTCCTCGCCAAAACGCTCTACGAGCGCCTCGCGGGTCATATAGACCCAGCGCCACACCTGTCCTACTTCTTCCCATGTGCGGGCGGTGCTGTGACCAAAGTCGCGCCAATGGACGTAATCCACCGGAGCGCACTCGTACTCAATCTGCTCCATCGCAGGCGGCGCACCCTCACCCTGCTCAATGTTCGGGGTTACCGACACGCCATCGTCCTCAATGCCAATCGGTGCGGTGTGCGGTTCATAACGCACCCATGCCGTGCCGCGACCACCCAAAAAGCGGTCGTCCACGCAATAGGACATGGTTGAGCGGTAGTCGGGGTAATGCTCAATCTCAAAGTCTAGGGCGCGTTCAACGAGCTGCGAGGCGACACGCCCTACGGGGTCGTTGTCACCAAAGCGGCGGCTGATGTCGGCCTTCGGGAGCTTGGCGTAAACGGCAGGGCGTAGCGTCTGCACGTTTGACCAGAGGATGTTGAACTTGGCGCTCTCTGTCAGCGTCTGCCCACGGGTGTCGTCGCGGTAACGCTTGATGATCTTCTTGGTTCGCGCCGCCCACTTGGCAAATTCGTTGTCATACTGCCCGATAATGCGGAGGTACTTGTTAAGTTCCGGCTGTACCAGTACGTCCATCTTTATTTCCCCTCGTTACGGGCGCTGATTGCCTTGGCCTTGGCCTTGGCGTCCTCTTTGCTGCTTGCACCCCAAGCCTTGAGGGCGAGGGCAAGGCGCGTGGGCTTACCGTTCTTTTCCATCGGCCCCGGCATATTGCCCATGCGGGCAAGAAACGAGGCGCGGCGCGGGTTGTCACCCTTCTTTACCGGGGGCTTCAATGTGCCACCCGTCTCGGCTTTGTAGGAGGCACGACCCTTGGCGTTTAGACCGCCCTTCGGGTTCTTGCCCTCGCTACGCTGCCACGCTGCGCTCACTTGTTTTCCTTCTTGGCCGTCTTGGCCGATTCGCGGAACGCCTTGGCGGTCGGTGCGCCGGGGTCGCCGGGCTTACGCATACGTTCGCCCGAGCCAGCCTTGATGCGCTCCTGCTTCGCCAGAATGTTGGCGTACAGACCGGGTTTGCGGTTCATACGTAATCGCTAAACAAGCCGACGACGCGGCAGTTGCTGTTGCCCGAGCAGGTCGCGGTGATGCGCCCCTTGGTGCCAACTTCCAGCGGGATCACGTACACGCCAGCGGCCTGCGTTGCCGGGATGCTGACAAGGGCAACGCCGTTGTCGCTCACGATGCAGGTTGCTTCGGTGTTGCTCTGGACGTTGACGATGACGCTGTGCAGGTAGGCACCCACCGTGCCGAACGTGCTGCTGCTGGTGGCCGCCACGGCAACGTAGTTGTTACGAACGGGACTAATCGCGGTCATATCCTTGCCCTCCGAGAGCCTTGGCGGTCGTGAACCGCCCACATATCGTTAAGTGTCACGGTGTTCTCTGGCCCGACGATCAGCGGTTTAGGCTCAAGGGTCGGGGTCTTGTCAGCCTGTTCGGCGTATGATACCGCAAGCATACGGAAAGCGTCACTCGGGTGGCTAGTCCAATCGTGACGCGGTGACTGCCTGTAGGCTTTCTTATCTTCGTCGTACTCGCGTTGATACTGACGCAACGCCTCTATGCCCTCACGGCATTTCTCTGCGTCAAACCACACACGCGGCAGAATCATACGCACAGCCTGTATGCCGCTCTGCACTCCAATGTCGGGAACGACAGCGAGTTTGGCGACATCCAGATGCGTTGCCAGTTGCTCAATAATGCTCTTGCCAGTCTGTAGACTTTTGGCTCTGGCGTCATGCGGCAAGTAGTGGCGGGCGTACTGATACCGCTTTGCCATCACCGTGCCTGCAATGTCGTAGATGTCAGCGCCCGAGACAGCGTGGAAGTCTATGACGCGGATTTCCCCACGCCCGATCTGGTAGAACCAAATGGCGGTGTCGTCGCGGTAACCCAAGTCCCACGCGGTGTACACGGGGTAATTGGGGTCGTACGGCACTTGGCAGATGCGCCCTTGCTGCTCTGCCTCTCGCATTTCCTTTCCAAAAAAAGCACCGAGGATCGCAGCCTCAAAGCTGCACTCGTACTCCTGTAGGTACTGATCCTCGGCCAACTGCGCCCTCGCTGCTGCTAATTCCCCTGCGGGCAGGAGTCCCGAGGTAGACGCGGGCAGGCGCAACAGGAACCACTCCCTAGGTAAACGAGTGGCAGTCTCTAGAATCTCCCAAAACTGGTTCTTGCCTTTGGGTGTGCCACCAAACACAGCCCACCCCTGTTTGTCTGACAAGGCAGGGCGTATGACGTTCCCAAATACGCTCGGCTTAAAGTCACCGTATTCGTCCATGTACACGCCCGAGAAGCCCAAGCCGCGCATGGCGTCAGCGTTGTCGGCACCGTAGAGGCGTATCTGGCTGCCGTTGATCAGCGAGATAGTCAGCTCTTGCTCGTTCTTGCTCTGGATCACCGGTTCGGCAAACTCTTGGAAGTATTGCCACGCGACTGCCTTGGCTTGGCTGCGGTAAGGGGCGATATAGGCAAACAGCCCACGCTCACCTTGGTAGGTGATAGCTGCTCGGATGATGTCGTTAACGGCTGCGACTGTTTTACCAGCGCGACGATGGGCGACGAGGCAAGCCCACCGCTGCGTTCGGTTGTGGAAAGGCATGAACGCCTTTCGGGGGCGGTATGGGATGACTACTCGGGAGCCATCCATGTCACTTCCACCTTGATCTTGTCGCCGTTCTGGCCGGTGTGTTCGTGACGAGCGAGCTTCGGCACATGGTACTCAATGACATCCATCATGCAGCGCCATGCGGCTTCTGCGCCTTTCTTCTCGTAGATTTCGTCTAGCCAAATGTTAAGGCGATGGGCGTTGCCGTCCACTAAACGGGCTATTGCTTCCCGAGCCTCTGCGGTTGCCTTGTTGGGCGATCCTTTAGGTCTTGGCATGGCTTATTTATGCACAAATGAAACAATAATTAAAGTGTACCCGTCATTTGGGCTTTTTTGGGTCACGGTACATGGTTTGGCTTACCGCATAATTCTTGTTGCGGCCTTTGTTTTCCACAAATCCAAACCGCTTGTAGAAGTCTTTTAAGCGCCCAACCGACGTTGCGCCGTACTCGGTAGAGGGCGACAGCACTACGCGTTTGCCCTCTGCGTCGGCTCTGGCAATTACGTCTTGCATGGCTTTTGTGCCTAGTCCCTGCCCGCGCTGACCCTCTGGCACAGCGATCTTGGACAGGTACAGCGTGTTGGAATCGCCGCGCAACGGGTAAAGGTCAACTTCCACCTCTGCGCTGGCGGGGGCGGTGCGCTGGAGCATTTCTGCGACCTTTTTGCCGTCTCGCTCCAATATGCGTACTTTCTTTTCCTCGCCGGGGAATACGACGAAGTTGCGGGTGCCGCTGCCGCCTTGGCCTCGGCTGCCTGCGTCTTGAAATTTAATGCCGGGAATCCCCGCTTCCTTAAACGTTGCTGCCGCTTCAATCGGATTTCGGTGATCGCCCCTATCCGAAAGCATATCGTAGAGTTGTTCGCCAGTCGGGTTTGTTGACAAGAACTTACGGCTGCTATTGCTATGTCGCACGCGGTTTTCAATTGCTTCGCGCACCGACGCTGGCTGCTCGCTTAACGGCTTATCCCAATCCAGCATACGGTCAATCATTTCGTCTGGCAGGTCGGCTTTGTAAAGTGCGCCTGCTGCCTTTTCGTTAATTTTGCCGATACGGTTTATCAATGCTTTTTGCTGCGGGAATTGTTCCGCAAGTTCGCTTGCCGTGCGGTGCAGCATTGCCGCTTCTAGCACTTCCATTGCATCGTAGTTTTCACGCGCTTCGGCCTGCTTATACAAATTCATCAGTTTGGCTTCGGCTTTCGGGTCACGCGGCTGATAGCCTTTTGCTACTTCTGGGTTTTCGGCGTAATAAATCCCATGCCCGTAAGCCTGCGCCCCCTCACCTGTGCCGATCTTGCTGGCGTCAAACTCGCCAAGCGGATTGGCCTCTGTAGCCGGAAAGCGGTGCGGGGTGCCATGGTATACGTCCAGCTCCTGCATCATCGGGCCGCCCTTACGTGGGCCGAGCATTTCGCCAATGACCTCGCCTGCGCCCAACGGGCCGCTAGTGGCTTTCTGGGCGGTGTAGCGCAGAGCGTCAGCGATAACCGAGGGGTCGCGGATAACGGCTCTGCCTGCCTCGTAGACGCCTTTGGCGGTGCCTACGGGGTCGGTGATGATGCCCTTAACGCCCTCTAACTGGTTCGTCAGCCCTTCACCTAGCCCAATGGAGAGGTTTTCTAGGTTGGTACGAAAGTCTGACCGAGGGGCAGGTTGGGCGGGGGTCGTGACTAACCCCGGCACCGATTCCATCATTCTGCGACGGCGTTCTTCCTCGTAGGCGAGGGCGGCAGCAAGGCGGCTGCGGTCAGCGGCCATTTACTTAAAACGCTCCAGCTTGTACGACAGCGCGGCGATCTCGCCCACGATCTCGTCAATGATGTTCTGCAAGTCGGTGTCTTTCGGCAGGTCGCCTCGGATGCCCTTCACGAACGTCAGCAGGCTGTCGGCGTAGGCGGCTGCGTCCTTTTGCACCTTGAACCCGTCTGGGTAGTCGTCCAACGGGATGATGCCGTA